CCAGCGCGATTAGACAGGCACCTTGATGTGTGCCCAGTTCTTCCCGTACTTGATGTTGTTGACGGTACTGACGTGAACCCCGAAGGACTTGGCAATCTTGGTTGCTGGTTCCTTGGTGGCTAGGCGGGTCTTGATTTCAACCACCTTTGCCTCGTTCAGCAGAGTGCGGCGACGGCGACGGGTAACACCAGTCTTGGCAGCCTTGGGCTTGGCTTCGGTGACAGCAGCAGGCTGAGGCGCGCCGCCGGCCTTGATGACCTGGGCGGATTCAATCAGGCGCTGGATTTGACCAATGCGGTTGTTCAGTTCAACAACCTGGGCGTCAGTGAGGATGATCATGGTTGACATCAGAAGGAGGAATCAGGGGTGTCGAGTTTCAGGGGGCTAAAGGAGCCTTTGTTGCCCCATTTGCCGCCCCACAGCGAGAACCCGGTTTGTTCCGTGAACTCGTCTTTGCCGGTGTAGATGCGAATCTTGGTGCCATCAGCCTCAGCCTTTTCGGCCATGGTCATCAGGTAATTCGCAGCCTTAACGGCCTGTTCGGCGGTGAAGTCAACCACGAGGTTTTCCTCAGGCGCCTTGTCGTTTTTGCGGTTGCGATTTTCCATAATTCGGAACTTCGCTTGGAAGGCAAATTCAGCCATGAGTTGAAAGGAAGGTGGTGATGATGTGCCGCAGGGCTTGGTTGATGTTCTGCCCTGTTTTGGCGCAATAAGCCCTCAGCTCTTTGTGGACATCGCCCGAAAGCTTGGCCGCTACAACGAAGCGGTTTTTCTTGCGGTTGATCTCAGCAGGAGTTTTGGGCCGTCTTGCGGTCATGCAGGGTTATCAGCGATGTACTGATCAATGAACTGCTTGTGTTCGGGGAACTGGATTCGGTCAGCGATACGCGGAGCCATGATCTTGAAGTGCTTTTTGAAAGCGTCAATCAGCTCATCGCGTTTGGCGTAAGCCTTCACGGATGCTTTGACTGCTTCAAGTTCGTCATCAGTCAGAAAAACCACTCCGGTGGTCTTCTTTGCTGCTGGCTTAGTCCGCTCCGCCGGCTTAGCCGGTGCCTCAGCTTTTGGCTTGTCTTGCTGAATAGCTGGCTTAGCTGCTTCATCGCGGTGCGGGTTTTCGACGGGTTCCCGTGCCCACAACTGCCATGCCAGACCGAACTGTGCGGCGGCTGCAGTGCATAGGCAGCGTCGGTGAGCATCTGTGAGATCACGAGCAGTGACCTTCTCAAATGGGATCGCATTGTTGCGGTTGTCCATGATTGCCTGAGGAAAGTCAGGCGTACGGAGACCATTGGGACCACTAAAGCAACCGACGACGTAGGCGGTGCCATTAGGCGATTGCCAAACGTGGCTGTCTTGAGCGGTGCGGACTAGGTGGAACTGCCAGTTAGGCGCATTTTCATGTAGCAGGTGAGCTACACGGCACCAATTCACATACTCGGCTGCGTAAGAGCCTGTGCCTTTGGTGTCAACGTCGGCCTTGGTGATGACAGCCCCGAGGTTGGGGAAATCGGTCATAGGTGTGCGGTTTGATCGGAGACGAGGGAAGCCTCTACATGGAGTATATCCCTAAATTCATCTAAGCGCAACCCAGTGGTAGCCGCCTGCTCGATACCCGTATTTGCAAGAGTTGTAAATCGCAGATGGGTCTACAAATGCGAACCGTCCCGCATCGCGGAAGCCCAGAAACTCCTGTCCCGTCTCAACGCACCGACATGGTGTCGGGTTGTAGCGGTGCGCCTTATGAAGTTTGGGCTGGGCCAGGATCAGATCCACTAGGGCGCGATCCTCAAGCACCACAAACAAACCTTCAGGATCAAAGTCACGGAATACCCCTGGCTTCTTACGGGCAAGCCGCTTCAGTTCTGCGCGAGATACAAACCAAGGCTGGTTGGCGTGGTCTGATTCCTTCTCAGCCTTCAGCCCATGCTTCCGCAGTGAATACGCAGTGTGCCGAGTCGTTTTGAACAGCTCAGCCAGCTGAGGGAATTTGTAGAAATCCAGCTCAGGCATCAGCGGAATGCCCATGTGCTCCAACTTGCACCTGAACGCTGCTTCCGTGCGCTTTGGGTAGCCACGATCTGCTGCCATGCGGCAATAGGTCTGGTAAAGCCTTTTGGGCGGCATTGAAGCGCTGATCTCTTCGATGATGTCCATTTCGCCCTTGGTCCATGGTTTCGCCCGTCTTTTGATCAACTTCAAGTGGCATGACTGGCCGCAGGTGATTCGCTTGCTTCTGCGATCACGTCCGTGCTTGAGCTGTGGGATGTCAAAAATTGATTCGCAGATGACGCAGATACGCCGCTTGCCTGAACCTTTCACAGTGCGTTGATGGTGATGATTGCGCCAGTTAGTTCGCCTTCGTTGGCGTATTGCTTGGTGGCCATGAGGCTTGCCACCTGAGAGTCATCCTTAAACAAGATGCCCGTACATCCGTCCAGGGTTGAGCGCACCAGCTTGTCAATGTCTGGCTTGGTCATTTTGACCATCGGTGCATTCGGCTTGAGCAGCCCTTTACTGTTGTAATGCGACTTGGGGCGCTGGAAGAGAAACGTGATTCCGACGTAGACCGGATCAGTCGTTAGCTCCCAATCGGTCTCAAGTGCTGCCTGGCTAACGGCAAAGCGCCAAGGCTTGACCTTTTTGGATGATTCGACCATCCGGCCATTGCCAACATGCCGCTTGCTGCCTTGTGGTGCTGGCTCAATCCCTTGGACTTGGAAAATCATCCGAACGCATGAAGCAATTTTCAAGATGCACTTTGTCTTTCAACCGCTTGTGATACAAGCTGCCTTTGATTTCCTCTTCGGTGAGGGTCAGCAGGTAGACAGCGAGTTCAGAAACGGCGTTCCGGTATTGGTCCGGCTCCCATAGGTCGTATTTGCCAAGGATGGCTTCAATCCGATCATCTACGGGAGTCGGCTGCATCAGAACTCTGCTTTCGGCAGGGTCACCCGCCAATACTCCGTCTCCCTTTTAAGTGCTACGCCCTCGAACTGCTCAAGCTGTTGCAGCTCCTTCACGGCATTGCTGTAGTGCCAACTCGTGCGGGTGCAGCGGGACACCTTGACGGCATCGCTGACCAGATTGCCATCGTCGTCTTTCAGGTCGTCCAGCTCGCCAGTGGCGTACATCAGGGCTAGGTCATCCATGAGCACCTGGAGGGCGTCTTCATGGCGCTTGATCTCGGCTTTGGTGCTGGCGATGGCGCCAAGCAGAAGGTTGGGGTTGGTCATGGCAGATCGTTGAATTTGGTGCGTGGGTCGTCGATCAACTCCTGGTAGCCCTTGTCTTTGCCATAAATCCATTTCTCAACGGATTGGCCGTCTTTGGGGCCATTGGGCTTGAGGCGCGTGAGCTTGAACTCAGTTGCGGGCTTCCAGGATGGTTTCTTGCGTGGCATGAGAAAAGGCCCCCGTAGGGGCAGGGTGGATCAGGCGTTGACCGGCAGGATCGTCAGTGTGGGCTGCACTTCGGGGTGACAGGCGCGGATGCGCTTCTGGGCCAACTCAAAGGAGCCGCAAAAGCTGATGACTCCAGTGTTGGTGCAAACCGCGTGGGTGTAGGCGCGGGCAGTCTTGCGCTTGGCCAGTTCGCCGTTGGGAAGGGTGACCGTGATGGTGGCGGCTTTGGTCATCTGTCTGTGAGTGGTGGGGTCTCCCCCGTACAGATGGAGTATACCCCTAAGTGCGCGGATCCCGCAATCCCTAAAACTCAGGTTGGTTCAACGTCAGGAACGCGTCCCTCGCCGCCTGCCATTCGATGTAGGCCTGATCAACGTCAACCTTCTGCAGCGTCGTTCCACCTGGACGGCTCCACAGCACGCCTGCCTTCTGCACATACAGCCGCGGCCAGTGAATGCTGAGCATCCCCAGGTAGCCGCCAAGCTGCGTGCTCACGTCATACGGGCTGGAATCGGCCTTGCCCTGGGTCTTTAAGTCCACCAGCACCAGCTGCCTGTGGTCATCCTTTCGCCGCAGTAAGCAGTCAAAAGACCCAGCGATGCTGCGCTCCACATCCGCCAAGCGGTATTCACACGCCACCGCTTCGTAGTTCTCCCACACGGAATGCTCAATTAGCGGCTCAACCCATTCCGCATATTCCGCCGGGAAGTCCCCAGGGTCACCAGTCGTCAGAAACGTCTCCAACGCCAAATGCACCGCCTTCCCACGCGGCTCCCAGATGTGCTTTGTCTCCATGATCCGCTTCATCGCCCACGGATCCTTTGTCCCCTTGCACACCTTGGTAACTGAGTGGTTCAGCCATTGCCCCGTTGGTTCCCACTGATAACGGTGCGCTTCCTCGTTGAACGTGATTGGCAGGGGCTTGAGCCACCGCGAAGTCTCTGGGGTCTGTGATTTGGACTCTTTCTGCGGGTGCGGGCTCATCTCTGAGAAGGTTGCGGTACGGGCGTGGTGTGAATCCTGGGATTCGCTTTGCGTCTTCCATGCTGATGCGCCAACCCACAGATGGCACGTCCAAATCCTGCAAAGTCCAATGACCAGCGTCTATGCCTCTACGAAGCAGGCGCTGAACTTCGGCTAGATCAAATGCTGGTTTCATCTGTTCATTGTGTAGTGCCTGCGATGCCTCGCCACGCTTGTCCCTGGCGCGCCTTGCCTTACCTGCAACGCCTCACCTTGCCTCGCCGAGCCGTGCCGTGCCGCGCCTGCCAAGCCAGGCCAAGCCTTGCCGCGTCGCGTCTTGGGTCGTCTTGCCGTGCCTGCCGGACCTCGCCGCTCCTCGTCTAAACGGGCCTCGCCTTGCCTGCCATGCCATGCCCGGCCATTCCCCGACGTGCCTGGCCGGTCCTTGCCACGCCTGCCATGTCATGCCACACCTAGCCCCGCCGAGCCGTGCCGTGCCTGCAATGCCTTGCCAGGCCTAGCCTCGCCCGTGCACTCAGGGCCTCGCCAAGCCTGCAGATCCCTGCAATGCCCGGCCATGTCTTGCCTCGTCTAGCGCTGCCTGCAATGCCACTTCCTTCCAGGTCCAGCCTTGTCGCCCACTTCGGGCCTGTCCATGCCTGCAAATCCATGCCGTGCCTGATGGTGGATTCACTCGGCTTGCTGTAGCGCAGCACTAGCCACAGACAGAGCTTGCTCTACCTGTTTCAGCATCGCCCTACGCTCACGATCTTTCTTGCTACCACCACCCTTGGCGACACGTTCAAGATCGCGCAATGCAACCTGCGCCTGCTCAATCCTTTGATAAGCAGCCTTGAAAGCCAAGGCATACTCATCAATGTTGGCAACCGCTACGGTCGTGTCCTGGTAATAACCAGACTGGCCAGAAACAACAGGCTGAATGTGAACGTAGGCAGGGCGTGATTCCCTCTCTTTGATAATTACTTTCAAAGATCTGGGCACCTGCCGTAGTTCATGTTTCCGCCATTTCTCGCCAGCTACAGAGTCATCCCAGGTGCATAACGGATGCAATGGGGCATCATCTGGCCGCGCTTCTTCAAGCATTGCGTCAACACTGACGCCACCATCACGTTCACGGATTCGTTCAAGCTCTTCCCCAACAACTTGAGGATCAGCCTTGAATCGTGAGCCGTTAGTCCATTCGTAGCGGTTGCTTGTCATTGGAGGATCAAACGATGTTGAACAGGCCGTTGCCGATGCCAGCGGATTGTTTGCTGTCAGGACGGCCTTCGCCAATCCCAACCTGCATACCAACACGGTGGATCAAGTTGGCAACATCTTCTGCAGTCAAAATGCCAGCGTCGTAACGGATTCGCAGATTCGCACCCCAAGGCATGTAAGTCGGACGAGGGCGAAGGTCAATGACGCCTGAAGCATTGCGACAAGGGCTGACAACCATCTGAGGCTCGCCCTTGGTGATTCGCACAAGCGGGGTCAGGTCGTCTGCGTCGAAGCCATCAGGCTCAACAAAGATGGCCAGCTTTGCCTTAGTCATCACGAAGCCAGCAGCACGGCAGGCGCTGATTGCCGCATTTCGGAAGCTGGCGGCATGGATGCCATCCCAACCTTCTTGGCTGATGTGGCGGGCACCGTGGAACAGGTCTTCAAAATCCTTGGCTTCGCGGTTCTTTTTGGACTTGGCCGTAGAACCTGCCATTTGGGTGGCCATCATCATCTCCTTCGCTTTGGCGGAGAACTTATTGATGACCAGCGGTGAGGAGCCTTCAATGCTCAGCTCAATTACCCGCATGTCAGGAGCCGTAATGGTGACGGCTTGATTTGCTTTTGCAATGGTTGCCATGAGAAACTGGGACCAGCCTGTGACTGGACGTGAGGTGTCAGTTGTGGGTTAGGGCCGCCGGTGTTGGAGCACCGCGTTTGGCCCGTGCTGTGGAGTTTATCCCCTAAGGAGCCATAAGAGCAACCCCTAGCGTTAAATTTCTCTCCACATCCGCTCCCTGTCTGCTTTTTCGCGTTCCGCAGGCGCCAGCGGGTGCAGCACATACCGCGCAGCAAGCGGGCTCTTCGGGTCGTCAGCGCCAACATTCGGGCAAAAGGTCATGAACACGCCCTGGTCGTCGTACTTGCCAATGGGATGCCCGTAGCAGGCGTCAGGCGGGGCGGTACGGGTCGTGGTGACGCTGAAGCTGACCTGACGGGTCTTGGGATCAGCCACCTGCCAGACGTACTTGCCTTTGGCGTCGGGGGAATAAAGCTTCATGGTGATCAGTCGTTTTCAATCCAGCAGCCAAGATCGGCGCTCCACACGCGCCCAGCAACCTGCGTGGTGTGCTGTTCCAGATAGACCTCGTACTTGCCGTCCCGAAGCCAGCGAAACAGGTCAGGAAGGCTTCCGACGAACTCCCCGGCGGTCTTCCTCCGCTTCTGCTCGTCAATCGCCCTCTGGACGGCTTGTAGGAGGGTCTCAGGGCCTTCGAGGCCAACGATGGACTTCCACTCGTCGAACGCCTTGGGCTTTGTCTGAGATGAGACGCGATCAGGAGCGGATTGATACAGCTTCCATAGTTCCTCGAACTCCTCGCTGTATGCGGCACGTTGCCGCTTTTTGCCGCTTTTTGCGGCAGGCTCGGGATTTTCGTTATTTTTTTTCTGACCGTTCTTATTATTAATATTTAAATACTCTTCTTTAATAATACTAGAAGAAGATATAGAGGCTTCGCTCCCCTCCGGTCGCTCCGCCAGCGTAACGTCCCTGTCAACCCCTAGGGCGATTAAATGGAGGCAGAACCCAGACAGGGACATGTAACTGGGCTTGTGACGCATTACAACGGACCCCAAATCATCGGGAATCCTCAGGTCGGCGCGTAGCGGCATTTTGCGGAAATGTGCGGGAAAAATCGGAAATCCGCGGAAATTTGCGGAAATGTGCGGCAAGGCACGGCAGAGAAATTAGCCAGATCCAAATTACCTGGCAAGTGCCCCAGCGCACGATTTCGGCAGTCTCACCCCGTCTATTTGCGTCACGCTTGTCTCATGCGCGTCTCAAAAGAACGCACATCACCAATTTGGGTTTATCCTGTTAGCAATCAACTTTTCCGCAAACTTGGCGCGCTCTACTGCCGCTGAAATCAACTTCCGTGTTGACACGATTTACGGTCTTTTGACCGAAGGAATGTCACGCGGTCAGATCGTGCAATTCTGCGCGAATCAGTGGAATCTTCGTGATCGTCAGGCTGATGAATATATTCAGCGCGCAAGATTGCGCCTGGAACAAGATGCTGATATGGCGCGCCCTGCTTGGCTCGCTGAAGCACTCGGCAGGCTTCGTACCTACGAACAATCGGCTTATAAACGCGGGCAAACGCAAGTCGCCCTAAACGCTGTTCAACTTCAAGCCAAGCTCATCGGCTTTGATTTATGAGCCTGCTGGCTAATGCACCTGGCGGCAATCTCCTTGAACCCGTCATCCCCATTGATCAGCAGGATGAACGCGATTGGACCCCGTTTGCCGATCAGCTCTATCAAGGTCTGACCGATCCTCAGCGTCAGGTCTGGGATGCGCCCGAGCGTTTCAAGCTGCTGTGCTCGGGTCGGCGCTTTGGTAAGACCTACCTCTGCATCAGCCGCCTTGTCGCTTGGGCCGTCGAAAATCCCGGCAGCCTCAACTGGTACGTCACACAAACATATAAATCGGCAAAACAGATTGCATGGCGTCAGCTCAGAGCCATGGTCCCGCCGGAGATGTTTGCCCGAAAAAACGAATCCGAGCTATCGGTTGAGCTGAGCAATGGCAGCGTCATTGCCCTAAAAGGTGCCGAATCAGCCGACGCCCTTCGTGGTGTTTCGCTCAGCAGCCTGATCGTTGACGAGGCGGCATACGTCAAGCAGGAAGCCTGGGAGATGGTGCTCCGTCCTGCCCTGTCTGATCAAGGTGGGCCTGCGTGGTTCATCACCACACCTGCCGGCCTGAACTGGTTTCACGATTTATGGGAGCAGGCCGAAGGTCAACCTGATTGGTCCACGTTCAGTTTCACCACGATTCAAGGCGGCAACGTCCCAGCCGATGAGGTTGAGGCCGCAAGGCGCACGTTGGATGATCGGACCTTTAGGCAGGAATACCTGGCCAGCTTTGAAACACTGTCTGGTCGTGTCTATCCAGATTTCAGCGACGAGAACATTTCTGAGGATGTCCGCGACACTGGCGGGGCGATCCTGTGGGGCACTGACTTCAACGTGAGCGTGCTTGCCGGCGTGCTTGGCAGCCGCGTTGGTGACACTCTCCATATATGGGATGAGGTCTCGGTGATGCAGACCAACACGGATGAAGTGTGCTCGATGCTGCGTGAGCGGTTCAGTGATCGAAAGGTCATTGCCTACCCGGATCCAACCGGCAGCGCCCGCAAGACTTCATCAGCTGGCCGCACTGATCACGAGATCATCCGCCAATACGGGTTTGGCTGCGTCAGCCCGAAAGCGCCGTGGGCCGTCAAAGACAAGATCAACGCCACCAACAGCTTGATCCGTAATGCCAATGGCCAGATCCGCCTGTTCGTTCACCCACGCTGCAAGAACACGATCAAGGCGCTGCGAAACGTGACCTACAAGCAGGGTGCAGATGATTATGTGATCGACAAGTCTGCCGGGATCGAGCACTGGACTGACGGCTTGGGCTATCTGGTCATGTCGGAGTACAACCCGCTTTACGCGAACGCTGGCCGCGGCACAGGCATCAGGCTGTATTGACAGGGTGGCCGTCATGTGGTATACTCTTTATATGGGAGCGATCCCACCGCAACAAGTCCCATGAAATTTCGCACCGTCAAGGCGGTTCGCTTGGCGCTTCATGCTCGCGGCGGCTATCTCGAAACCATCCGCGACACCGAGTTGCCTGAATACGCCCCGCACCTGAGTCAAGAGGAACGCGGCTGGAAGCACGGCATTTGGATCAAGGATGAGCTGCTGGCCTGGGCCAACGAAAATCTTGCTTGACAGAAGCCTGGGGTATACCCCATAATTAGGTCAACGGGGGCGACCCCGACCACGCATCACTCAAAACAATGACCGTCACCACCGATCACCTCAAGCGCGTTCACGACTTCGCCGTCGCCCAGCAGTACGACAAGTTCGAGGCCGTCTCGGTCATGATCCTTCTGCTGCATAAGCGTTTTGGCTACGACTTCAAAGACGCCTATGACGCGCTCTTGGGTCAGGACGCCTACTACCAGACAGCTCTAGAGGTCTACGACGAGCTTCAAGCCCGCGCCTGATCCACCGCCCCCTTCGGGGGCTTTTTCTTGCCTTCGCCTCTATCGTGAACACGCCGCACATATCCGATGGCAACTTACCTTTGGCACGAAATTGAGGCCGCCTACGACGCCGCCCAAGATCTTGACGCCGGCAGCTTCAGCCAAACCGCTGCTGCCATCCTTTCTGTCGTCCAGCAATGGCTATACGAAGAGGGTTTTGACGAGGCCGCCGACTCACTAGACGAAGAGATCTTCCACGCCGAAGAATCTGATTAACTCGCTGGGTCGGTTCTA